TTTTGCGTAAAAAGAACATCAAGAATGAAATTCCCTATCTCGGTGTCAATATAATCAATAGAACATAAATAATCACTTCCCGTATCAGCTGTATCTGTGTAGTTCTTTCTTATTGCTCTGTTAGTTACTGGAATAGTCTCATAAGTCTTAAACTTGCCATACATTAATCCCTCCATAGGAGTCGGATTCTGCATATATTGAGTTTCAAAGACATAACTGTTTACCTTTTGCATTCTATGCAACTCTTCGAGTGTATGCTTAAATTCCCATAAAGCTTTCTCTTCACCATTTTCATACACTATTGCCGGAAGGGATAAAACAGTCCATTCACCCGGCTCATTTTCCATCAGATATCCGCAGAGATCATGCTCATGCAGCCTTTGCATAATGATTATAATAGGAGTGTTTCTTGAATTAACACGATTTCTTATAGTTGTCTCAAATCTTTGGTTCACCTTTTCTCTAGGAGTATCAGATATTGCATCTTCAGGTTTAACAGGGTCATCAATAATCAATGCCCCAGCAAATCTAGGAGACGGTTTGAACTCTTCCAATGCTTTAGATAAATCGTCCTTATCATCAACGGCGCCGGCCCCAAAACCTGTAACCTGTCCTCCTGCGGCTGTGGCATACATTCCTCCGCCTTCTGTCGTATACCACTTCTTTTTGGCATCGCTTGTTCTCTTGATGTCCACATAAGGGAATACACGCTTATACTCTTCCGACTTAACTATATCCCTTACCTCTTCTGAATTATCATTAGCCAGATCATCCGAATAAGATAAATGAAGGAATTTTGCAGATGGATTGATTGCAAGCCCATATGAGATGAAATTCTTTACTACTAATTCTGTCTTGGAATATCTGGGAGCTATATTTATTATTAGCTTTTTTATCTTTCCATCAATCACATCATCAAGAGCCTGACATATTTTTACGTGATGGTCATTTACTACAAATTTGCGACCGAATCTTGCTTTAAAGAAGTATCTCGTATAATTTAATGTCCCTGACAAGCAAAATGCCCGTATGTAATCATATCCCTCTCCTGTCATAAGTCCTCTATGATTCGTTTGGCTTCCTCTTTGGTCATCGGGGAAACCATGTTTACGTTTACATCCTGTGGTGAATCGTAACCGAGCATCTTGCAGATACGCTCGATAGCTTTAATCTTATCGTAAAGCTCTACTTTCACATACTCCACATCGACGATCTCCGGATCTCCGATTGTACCGATGTTCTTCTTCAGAACTTTCGTTGATATGCTCCTGATAGCAGCCTTGTCCCTTTCTGAAAGAGCTTCAAAATCCTTCCTTTTTATCCACGTATTATGCATGCTTGCGATTGACGAAAAGGCAATACCGGATAATTCCTGCAAGATACGGTCTTTGGTCACATCCGATCTGTCTTTCAGTTCCTTTTGCAACTCCTCGACCCTTGCCAAAACCTTGTTATTTTTTAGCAGTACTGATGCTCTTTCCCATACAGTTTTATCAGCCCAATTTTCACTACTTGGATATGCACGACGATATGCCTCGGATGCGTTTCCGCACTCTATATAGTAATTACAAAAATTTTCTTGTTTTATTGATAATCCCATGTCTTTTCGTCAGATTAGCTACATGCCACTTGACATGTAGCACAAAGTTAATGATTTAAATTTATTATTTTACATTTTTAGCCCAGATTAGTGCATTATACCGAGAACAAGCCCATAACTCTACTTCCCAGTCTTTATTTAGCATCTTTTCTTTCATTGCAGCCTTCAAGCATTCCGCCAAAAGGTCATAGTCTATTCCTTGGTTCATAAATTAATCTATTAAAATAAACTCATAAACAAAAACATAAGGATTAGATGCAAACATTCCTTTGCCTGAGACTTTATCTATCAGGGCAGAAAAGGCTTCACGAGGATTAGAAAATGGATACTGACCTATATATCCGATATTTGAAGGAAATCCATATTGTATCCCTTTCAAATGTTCCTCAATTCCTTCTTTCAAACACTCTGCTTCCGATATATCCTGTAGGCGTTCGCACTTGACTCCGGTGATTCTGATATGTTTCTTGCAAGCAGCAGCCGAAACAAACATCTTGTTATTCCAGCCTGCGGAATGTTTCATAAAACCACGAATACCTAAGTCTTTGGGATCTCTATCTAATGAGTCTGGATCATACCCTAAATCCTTGTAGCTTTGTGCAATGGCAACTACTTCGCCAACTTTATATTTGGGAAGAATTTGTCCGCCATCAATCATACGTTCATCTTCGTCATACATACATATTTCAGTGACTTCACCAGAAGGTCTCTTACATACAAAATATCCTGCAACGTTTACACCTCTAAACTTTAAAGGATAAGTAACTATTCTTCTCGTCATAGTCTTCCGACCTTCTAATACAGCTTGTGTTAGGGAAAATTTATCGTTAAACATTATCTTCTTCATGATTCCTCCTTCCGATTATTGCTTTCGTTTTTACTTTGATCATTTCGATTCTCCTTCACATCTTCCCAAGCAGTCACTATTGACCAGAATAGGTTTAACGCCGTTACCACTACAAGAATTCCTGTCAACCATTCTATTCCCAGATGGTAAGATATCAAACAGGATATAAATGACAGCCAAAATGTTATCTCTTCAAATTGATAGTCTTTCATTTTATCGCCTCCTACCATCTTCTAAATAATCACTCATCTTCTCATACTCTTCACAGGTTATTTCCTTCCAAAAGGTAATCACACATCGCTTTTTATAGGTTTCCTGAAGAAACTTATGCATTTCTGCTAAATTGAAACAACCATCATCAGCATAACGTATTCCGGACCCGAAGAAGCCTTTACTTTGAAAGGCATAATAGTAGAACTTTTCCATTTTATTCTTCCTTGATTAATTCCGGGTTATCGTAGATATTACCTGCAATCTCTTCCGTTACATTGTAATAACAGAATGGCATTATTTTGTGGTTCCATTCCCCGATATATCCAAAGCATCCGTCTTTTATGGATACTTTATTGTATATATTTTTATCTCCATCGTTGCCTATGAATAAGATATCCCCTTCATATATCTCCTTACCATTCTTGTCATACAAGCCGGTGAATTGACCTATGGTTTCAAGACAGACCTCATACATACCGATACTTCTCCCTATTTCGATATCGTTTAAGGGTGGAATGACGGCATATCTATCCTTTTCGATCTTAATGAGAGAGCCATACAGCCACTCTTTATCGTATATGCTTTTGCCTCTGAATTTTATTGTACGGTCCATTTTGCTTCTCCGTTTTAAGTTCTTTCAATATTTTCTTCGCTATCTCATAATGATTCAATTGCCAACTGGTATAAACATCATCTGTGTGTTCATCGTAATGGTTGGCATATACGTATGCGTTCAAGTTTTCACGAAAGGATTCACCGTCTAAACCTAAATCATCACAATCATCGTACATTCTCAATTCATGAGCCACCTCCTTACATTCTTGATGTGTAACAAAGTCATCTATGGTTCCATCATAGACATTTGTCTGACGGACATATTTTTGTCCTATCGCTATCTTTTCACAACAAAACTCACACCTATGTTCTTTTCTTGCTGTTGGATAAGTTTCTCTTAGTATTGTTGGCATAATTATTCCTCCTTTCCTTTAAAGTGTTCTATTAGCTCTTCTACTGTAGCCTTATGATAATTGTCCACATTAAGGTCGTTAGGCATTCCATAAAAGTCTATGCCCGATAATCCACCGTCAGAACCGTCTCGATATATACCCCAATCTCCTTTGCCGTTGATAAACATTTGGTTGTTATCAGTATCATCTCTCAGTGCGGCAATAGCAAGGAACAGGGTTCTATTATATTTGCAATCATACGCAACCTCATCATCTGTAATATTGGATGCGAACGTTGTGAAATATACTCCATGTTCAGTATCTGTATATATTATATCGTGATGATTTGAGGAACCTGCGTTTTTATACCCTATATCTTCTAACTTCTTACGGAGTTCCTCCGTATTTTTTCTAATAAAACATGGTGTTGTAAATCCCATAGTTAGTTCCTTTCTTTATTGTTTTGAGCCTTTTCAGACTACGTTAATATTCATTTTCTCTTTCGTAAAGGATAGGATGTGCACAATAACATCCACCGTCCATCCGTTGCCTAGCATTCGGTACTGCTGCGTGTCGGAACATTCCCATTTATACCAGGAAGGAATAGTCTGAAGGCGGGCGCATTCGGTAGGAGTCAGACGACGAATCCCTGCAATTCCCGTGAGAGGCGAATCCTCTTCTACAATCATTCCTACATGAGACGCAATATGCGTATCTGATTTTTGATCGGTATATAAAATTGTACCGTACTCACTTACTCCGGATTTCCTGTAATCCCCTCTATGAGGACGTATTCCTCTGTCTGTATACGAAACTCCTTTGACTCTAACATCTTCCACTATCAAATTTTCCTTTCCATCCTTATAGCATCTCGCCAGTAAAGTATTGCTCTTTAAAGTTGGGAATTGCGCTCCAAACCCGTTCCTTTTTTCCGTATGTCTTTGTTTGTGATTCATTATGCCCGAAATGGCTTTATTACTCATATAATATTTCTCGTCCACTTCATCTTCAAGGATATCTTTCAACAAAAATCCCTTATCCGCAGGCTGCGGTATGTCAGAATACAAATCATCAAACAAACCATCTCTTTTCGTCCTAATATTCGTCCAATAGATACGTCTCCGATTCTGTGCCGATACCAAGGCAGAATTGATATGCACGCCATATATCCCAATTGCGTTACTCAGTACCCGTTCCCACTTCTTCCCCATTTCCACGTTTTCCAGCAAGAACAGCACATTCGGATTATATTTACGGATGTCAGTCAGAATACGCATATACTCCCAAAACAGATAAGACTCCCCTTCGAATTGAAAGCCTTCTTCTTTTAATTCCAGGTAGCGATCCAGAGTGTATATCTCTTCTTTATCCACAGTAGACATCCCGACACGTTTGCCGGCAAAAGAGAATGACTGACAATTATGTACAACGAAATTATTTGCAGTATAAGAATTATCTTCCTCGACTTCAAGATTGTAAACCGTTTGCATTTTATATGCAGTAAACGACTTTACGTTTGACCACATTTTATCACCTATCGTTTTTGCCTTATCGTATCTCCTTTCTTTTTCTGAAAAGGATATTATATATTGCTTGTTCTGACGCACTGTTCTTCCTAGAAGCTTTTTGTGTTCCGCAGGTGTGTGTTTACCGACATTTATATGACTATTATAAAGTTTAGAAACAACACGCTGAATCGTGATTGCCAACATAGGGCTTATTGTCGTTATGTGCCATTCATTGCCATCTATACACCCGTCACCATCAAGAAACCCTTTCAGTACGATTGACAACAAATCTTTTGGCAGTCTAACTATCGCTTCCCCAAAATGCTTATTTATAGAACCAATACCACAATACTTTTCTACTAGTTCAACTAACCTTTTATTGCTGAACACAATGCGATGGACGCTATCTCCGTGCTTATAGCAACTATAATTTAACTTGTCTATATTGGAGCAAAACTGTTCTACTTTTGAATTTCCGATACTTAGTATAAGCTGCCATGCTCTGCTTCCTTTGTGGTATTCGTCATACCTTTTGTCTTTCCTTGTATGTCCGTCTGCGATATATCTGCCTATTACATAGGCTTCGTCTTTAGTGATATTGTACGGATTTTCGGATAGGTCATTCTGTATGTTTGAACATATATAATAATCTCCCTTAAGTAACCCAGCGTTCACCCACTCGGCATCTCCCAATATGACACGTGCAGACTTTTTCCCATCGTCTTTTCTATAATATTCTTTATATTTCTTCCGGGCGTAAAAAGGATGATTCTTTGTGCAGACAACATCAACAAATCCTTGCGCTTTTAACGTATAGGTCATGGCTTCCTTATGACCTATAGCTAAAACAGGCATATATCTGTTATTGTGGGTGAGAACCTTGTCACCAACTCTTATATCTTCAATGTCTTTATACCCAACATCGGTCAACACTTTGACCCCTGCCGCAAAGCAAGGACTGCCCCCTATCAACAGGTCAATTGGTTCTAACTTAGACACATCTACCTGAGTGACATCTCCGAGCTGGATTGTATCCGGGAAATTGAGCTGCGTCTGCTTGATGGCATGCTTGTCTATCTCAGAAGCGTAATACTTTCCCGGGATAATGCCAAGCTGCTTCAAAGCAATCTGACCGCAGGACATGCCATCGAATAAACTTAGTACATTCATCTCTGATTTGTTATACTCCAATTATCTTATCGTTGATACGAAATATGTTGTCACTCACAAAATCGTATATTTTATACATCAGTTC